CCGTAACCTTGTAGGCTCCGCTGATTATCATAGTATATTTCCAGGTGTTTCGCTAAGTACGGACTCGAAAGCAGCTGGTCGTTGGAACACGAACAAGGGTGGTGATTACTTTGCTATCGGTGTGGGTGGTGCTGTAACGGGTAAGGGTGCAGACATTCTTATCGTAGATGACCCACACTCAGAACAAGAAGCGGCACAAAACGATTCATCGGTTTATAATAAGACGTATGAATGGTATACATCTGGTCCTCGCCAGAGGTTACAACCTGGAGGAGCCATCTGTTTGGTGATGACCCGTTGGTCTAAAAAGGATTTAACGGGCAGTATCATCAAGGCATCTATCGAAAGGGGTGGTTCTGATGAATGGGAAGTTATTGAGCTTCCTGCAATACTCCCGAGTGGTAAACCTCTCTGGCCTGGGTTCTGGCCGTTGGAACAACTAGAATCTTTAAAAGCAGAGCTTCCTGTCGCAAAATGGACCGCCCAGTACCAGCAAGATCCAACATCTGAAGAGTCTGCGATCATCAAACGTGAATGGTGGCAGGAGTGGACAGAGAAAGATCCACCAGATTGCGACTTTGTAATCCAGTCTTGGGATACAGCATTCCTTGCAAAAGAGACTGCTGACTATAGTGCTTGTACAACTTGGGGTGTATTTTATACTGATGACGGAGAAGCTAGGATTATCTTGCTAGATGCATTGCAGGAACGCCTGGAGTTTCCCGATCTAAAGGTTCGTGCCTATGAGATGTACAAAGAGTACGAGCCAGATGCATTCATTGTTGAAGCTAAGGCAGCTGGTACTCCATTAATTTTTGAGTTAAGAAGAATTGGTATTCCTGTATCTGAATATAGTCCTGGCAGGGGCAGGGATAAGGTTGCCAGGGTAAACGCTGTTTCTGATTTATTTTTTAGTAAGCATGTCTATGCTCCGAAAACTAGATGGGCAGAAGAAGTGATTGAACAGTTTGCTTCGTTTCCTCATGGAGATCACGACGATTTGGTAGATTCATCTACTCAGGCATTGATGAGATTTAGGCAAGGTGGCTTTATCGGCATGAAGTCAGATTTTCCTATGGATGAACTTTCAGCTATGCGTAAGGCAGACTATTATTGACTTATTATGTATTTGCTGTCATTCTTTCTTAGAGCACTTATCACTGAAGGAACCCTGCAAAGAGATTATGTATGGCTATAGATAGACCTTTAAGTGGACTCCTTGATCAAGATGATTTTCAAATGGGTCCAGAAGGATTATTGGTTTCCGAAGAAGAAGATGATCTTGGCGAATCATTAGTTACCGAGCTAGATGATGGTGGAGTGCTCGTAGATTTTGATCCGATGGCAGGAGAAGGCGAGCAGGAGGATCAGTTCGATTCTAATTTAGCTGAGTTTATTGACGACGACGAACTTACAACACTAGCTAATGATTGTATATCAAAATTTGAGTCAGACAGAACAAGCCGTTCTGACTGGGAGCAAACATACAAACAAGGCCTAGATCAGCTTGGTCTCGAGATAGAAGACCGAACTACACCATGGGCAGGAGCCTGTGGCGTATTCCATCCGATGCTTTCCGAAGCTGTTGTTAGATTCCAAAGTCAGACTATCCAGGAAGTAATACCTGCTAAAGGTCCAGTACGAACCCAATGCTGGGGAGTTACTACCCCTGAACGCATCCAGCAAGCGAAACGTGTTCAAGAGTATATGAACTACCAGCTTCTTGAAGTGATGACTGAATATAGATCGGAAACAGAAAAGCTTTTGTTTAGCCTACCACTTGCTGGTAGTGCATTTCGCAAAATTTATTTCGATCATTCCCTGGGTAGGCCAGCATCTATGTTTGTACCCGCAGAAGATTTTGTGGTTGCATACCATGAGTCTGGGTTAGATCAGGCAGAACGCTATACCCATATTATGAATCGCAGCACTAATCAGGTTAGAAAACTTCAAGTTAGTGGATTCTACCGTGATATAGAGTTGCAAACATCTCATGTCGAGGACAATCCAATTACTGAAAAGTATAACGAAATTGGTGGTGTAAGTCCTTCGTGGGAAGACAATGAAAGACATCAATTGCTCGAAATACACTGTGTACTAGATTTGCCAGGATTTGAGGATGAGGATGGAGTTGCACTCCCATATGTCATTACCATAGACAAGGCTAGTGCAGAAGTTCTTTCAATCTATCGTAACTGGGCTGAAGAAGATCCGCATAGAATTAAGAAGCAGCACTTTGTGCATTACGGTTATGTGCCTGGAATTGGTTTTTATAATCTTGGCTTGATCCATATGATTGGAGGATTGGCCAAATCTGCGACTAGTTTGCTTAGGCAGTTAGTTGACGCAGGTACACTATCCAATCTACCTGGAGGTTTGAAAACTCGTGGACTCAGAATCAAAGGCGACGACACCCCAATCATGCCCGGGGAGTTTAGGGACGTGGATGTGCCAGGTGGTGTCATCCGTGACAACATCACTTTTCTTCCGTATAAAGAACCGTCTTCGGTCCTTTATCAACTACTTGGGAACATTGTAGACGAAGGAAGAAGATTTGCTTCAATGGCAGATATGAAGGTTGCCGACATGAATCAGAATGCTCCAGTCGGAACCACGCTTGCGATTATGGAGCGAGCAATGAAAGTGCAGTCTGCAATTCAGGCAAGGATACATGCTAGTCTAAAACAAGAGTTTAAGATTCTGGCAGGCATTATACGCGACTACACATCCCCATCATATCCGTATGAAACAGAAGAAGGCACAGAAATTAAAGCAGAAGACTTTGATGATCGTGTTGATGTAATTCCTGTTTCTGATCCTAATGCTAGTACGATGTCACAGAGGATTATGCAATATCAGGCAGCTATGCAGTTAGCACAGCAATCGCCCGGATTATACGATATGCCACTACTTCATAGGCAGATGATGGAATTAATCGGTATTCCAAATGCCGATAAGATTGTACCGATGCCAGATGAGATTGCTCCTACAGATCCAGTTAGTGAAAACGAAGACTTGCTTACTATGAAACCAGTTAAGGCATTTGAGTATCAAGATCACGATGCTCATATGAAGGTTCACATGGTTCTGAAAAATGATCCTCAGATTAAAGAGCAGATGCAGAACAATAAGATGGGTGGACCCATGAATGCAGCACTCGATGCTCATCTCAGGGAACACTTGGCATTTGTATTCCGTGATCAGATTGAGGAAGAACTTGGTTATGAGCTCCCACCTGCGAATCAACCTCTTCCAGAAGATATTGAAAAGAGACTTAGTGGTCTTGTCGCAGAGGCTGCGGAGCAGATGCTTGGCAAGAAGAAGGCAAAAGCCAAGGCTGCCGCAGACGCTAAGGTACAGAAAGATCCTATCGTACAGCAGCGTGATAAAGAGTTGAAGATACGCGAGCAGGATGTACAGCGCAAAGCACAAGCTGATCAAGCCAAGGGTGCGACAGAACAGCAGAAACTTGCGGCCAAGCAACAAGCTGATATGGCAACTCAACAGTTGGCACGGGATAAAATGGCCCAGGATCGTGAGGCAATCTTACTAAAGGATAAAGTAGAGATGCTGAAAATACAATCTGATCAACAACAGTTTGAAACAGAAAAAGAAATACAAGTTGCAAAACTAGGTTTAGAGGAATCCAATATTGAGACTCAGCAAGAAATTGATGGCATGAAGCTTGGTATTGAAATATCACGAGAGGATAATGGGGAATAAATGGCTGAGGATATCTTTTCATTACTTAAAAAGAAAATTAGAAACCAAATGAATGAGTTGGCAGATCATTTGGCTGTAGGATCGGCAAAAGATATGGAAGAGTATCGTAAGATTACTGGTATCATTGAAGGATTAGCCTGGACAGAACGTGAAGTTATTGATCTTGAGGATAGATTGCTCAAATTATAGTTCGTAGGACGCAACGCTCAAACGGAGCGCAACAATCAAACGAGAGGTAAGTATGGGTACACTCGCCAAGGAACAAGATAATCTCAGAGTTATGGATATTGAAGAGATTACATTTAAAGATATAGAAGATGGTGACAACTTTGCATCTCAGTTGCCTGAGCCAAAAGGCTACAAATTACTGATCGCACTTCCTGAAATCGAAGAAAAAACGGAAGGCGGTATCATCAAGTCTGCACAAACCCAGTACGAAGAGAATATTGCTACTATTGTTGGCTGGGTTATGTCTATGGGTCCAGATGCTTATTCTAATTCCACACGGTTTCCTAGTGGTCCTTACTGTCAGGTAGGAGATTGGGTGCTATTTAGAGCATTTAGTGGCACAAGAATTAAAATTCATGGCAGAGAATTCCGAATAATCAACGATGACACTGTAGAGGCGGTCGTAGAAGACCCCAGGGGCGTAGAAAGGGCTTAACATGAGTGAAGAAAACACTGTAACAACACAAGAAGATAAGTTTTTAGGGGTAAGGACCACTATAGAACCCCCCGAAAAGGCAGGCGAGGCGGAAAAATCCGAAGAATTACAGATTGAAGTCGTAGATGACCGCCCATCTGAGGACCAAAGAGGTCCAATTAATGAAAAAGCCGATGATGATGGCATGGCTAACGACCAGGAACTGCAAGAAGTTGGCGAAAGGGTCGGGAAACGCATTAAAAAGCTAAAATGGGAGTTCCACGAGGAACGTAGGGCCAAGGAATCAGCAGTAAGGCTCTCTAATGAGGCAGTTAACTACACATCAGGGCTTCAAACGGAGAATCAACGCCTCTTAAGGCTTGTTCAGGACTCTCAGACTGCTTTGACGCAACAAAGTCAAGGTAGGGCTGATGCAGCTATGGCTATAGCGGAAGAAAACTTTAAAAAGGCCCATGAGTCGGGTGATTCTGCACAAATAGCCGCTGCACAAAAGGATATGACTAATGCACAGCTAGGTAAGGCCTATGCTCCGGCTGTATCACAGAAAATCATTGATAATTGGAAAAATCAAGTGATGGCTGAAGACAGGCAGGTCGCACAACAACAACAACAGTATGTACCCGAGCCAATTCAGCCAGATGGTAAGGCAATGGTCTGGCAAGAAGACAATCCTTGGTTTGGTCAAGATGAAGAGATGACTAGCTTTGCATATGGGGTACATGAAAGGCTAGTTAATAGAGAAGGTATTGACCCAAGCAGTGAAGAATACTATAAATTAATTGACTCTCGTATGAAAGAAGTTTTTCCTACGCAATTCAGTGGCAGTAACCAGCGCACTCAAGAATCTGCGGTTATTGTAGACACTGCACAGCCCAGAAAGGCTAGAACAGTGGTAGCACCAGCAGGTAGAAATGCTGGAGCCACACCACGCACAGTGAAGTTGACAGGAACTCAGGTGAGACTCGCGAAACGCCTGGGCCTTACTAACGAGCAATATGCAAAACAGCTCATGAAGGAGATGGTATAATGTCCGAAGAACGCGCATCACGGGGGACACGGGATTTAGATAGTCGTGAAAATGAATCTAGAAAAAAATCGTGGGAACCCGCATCAATACTTCCTGATCCCGATCCACAAGATGGCTGGGTATTTAGATGGATACGAACTGCAATGGTAGGCAATCTCGATAATACGAATGTGTCAAAACGCTTTCGTGAAGGTTGGGAACCAGTTCGTGCCGAAGATCATCCAGAGCTACAAATTATGAGTGATCATAAATCAGAATTTGGGGCGAAAGGCGGGATTGAGGTTGGTGGACTCTTGCTCTGTAAGGCACCACTAGAAATAGTGGAAGAAAGACGTGCATATTACAAAAATCATGCAGAGTCTCAGATGCAAGCAGTTGACAATAACTATATGCGTGAGAACGATCCTCGGATGCCAGTTCTCGCGCCTGATCGTAAGACTCGTGTAGCATTTGGCGGCGGAGGTCGCTAGATGCTTTAAATTAATTAGCAAATAGGAAAAATAATTATGGCTACTTCAGCTTCACCGTATGGAGCCAGACCCATTGGTACTACAAGTGCATCAGGTTCGTTTAGCAGCAAGGTGCGCAATTTACCGATAATTACCACATATGGCACCGCTATTTTTAACGGTGACTTTGTCAAGCTTGTAGCAAACGGCACAGTTGAGAAGGATGCTGGAACCGCTACCTTGGCTTCTATTGGTATTTTTATGGGTTGTGCTTATACGGACCCAACAAGTGGACAGAAGACGTTTAGTGACATGTGGCCTGCATCAAATGCAGCAACAGACGC